AGGCTGTCGCCGTCCGAGACCTGCGACAGCTCCTTCATGCGCTCGATGAGGGCTTCGCCCCAATACCGCGGGATGGCATCGGCGTCATACAGTAAGCGCTTCGGCGCGCGCAGCGTCGGAATCGCGTAGACCTCGCCGGCCGTGACCGGCTTCGGGTAGAGGACGACGGACGGGAACGCGCGGCCGCTCTCTTCCGGCAGCAGCACCTGCAGCGTCGACGGGCCCGCGACGGTGCGCAGCGTGACGGTGCCGCGGCTCGACGTGCCCTCGGTCGCCGGCGTCGTGCCGTCGGGATACGCCTTCGAGAAGTGGAGGATCGGATCCCGCCAGGTGCCGATCGCCACGGCGGTCGTGCCGTTGAGGGTGACTTGCGTCTCGTCCCACTGGCTCGCGCTGTTCAGGCCCTCGACGAGCACCCGGATATCGGTATCGTTGACGTTGTCGCTGACGACTTCGAGCGCCTGGCCCGCGGCCGACGGCTGCACGCTCACGCCGACCATGCCGGCGATGGCGGCGGCCTTCGGTGTCGCCGCCACTTCGAGTGTCGTGCCCTGCTCCGGGTAGTCCTGCTGGATCTGATCGAGCGACAGGATCGGGATCCGCGCGCCGGTGGTGAGGTTGCTGATGTACTTCACCATCGGCGGCACGCGGCCGAAGTAGGTCGGCAACACATAGGTCCGCTGGCTGACGACGGTCGTGATCTGGACCGGGCTCGGCAGCCGGTGATCGTTCCACGGGTGATTGTTCCAGATCGACAGGTAGGCCCGCCGGGCGAGCAGCGCCGCGGCGTCCCGCTGATCGGGGTCGCCGAGGGCGCCCTTCCACGTCAGATACATGTCGAGCAGCTCGCGGAACGAGAGTTGATCCATGTGGTTACGGGTCCACCGCGAGGTAGGCGACGCCAATGCCGACGGTGGACCCGGCACCGGTCGTGACCGACAGGCCCTCGCCGGTCGCGGTCACGAAGTGTCCAATCGGCGAGAACCCATCGGCGCGGCCGCCGCGGCTGTTGCAGTCGAAGGTTTCCGAGATGGCGACGCCGGCGCCGGCGCCCTTCGAATTGAACGTCACGGCCGTGGCCGTGCCGCCGGCGTGCAAGCGAAACACGAGCACGAGGAGTTTCTTGCCGGCGACGGCCGCCACGAGCGCCGCATCCGTCGAGGCCGCCGCGACGTTGGCAAACGCGCGTTGCACGAGGACCGGCGCGTTGCGATACGCGACCGTGTCGGAGACGGCCATCGCGGCGATCGCCGACCGGAGCGCGACGGGGGGCAGGGGGGCCATCGGTTACTCCCCCACGCCGAGCAGCAGCAAGTCACCGCCGCCGCCCACCGCGAACGCCTTGTCGGTGATGAGCGACGCCAGCCCGAGCGGCCCGCAGAAGCCGAAACGGGTGATCGTCATGCGCGGTCCTCAGTCGGGCTCACCAGATCCCGGTTGCGGTGCTCGGCGAGCCGGCGTTCGAGCGCCTGGCGGCCCGGGCCTTTGACGTGCGGCAGGATCTTGTCGACGATCGCGGCGTGCGCGACGGCGACCACGGCCTGACTCGTCGCCGTCAGCCGTCGATAGATCAGGGCGAGCGCCGCCACGGTGACGAGTTGCAGCACGAGCAGGGCGATGCCGAGATAGATCATCATCAGGTCCTTCACACAATCAGGGCGGTATCGGTATTCGCCGGGGCCGCCGTCGATGCGGTCGTCGTGAGCGTCGTCGTCGCGCCCACGTAATCAGAAATCGCCACGGCCTGGAGCGTGAGCGCGCCGCTGGTGTAAATCAGCACACGCCCGTTATAGAAATCATTCACGGCCGACGGCGCCGCGCCGTTCACCGAGGTCAGGGGCACGGCGGTCGTCGTCGCGCCGGCGGCGATGACGGCCCGGCCAATCGCGAGGGCATACGCTTGGAGCGCGGTCGCGAGCGCCGCCGTCAAGCGGCCTTCGACGTCGTCCACGAAATCGTCGATGAGCACCAGGGCCGCCGCCAGCGTGTCCAGTTGCGTATCGAGGTCGGCGGCGGCCAGGCCCACGGCGGTGCGCATGTCCGCGGCGACGGTGCCGCCCGTGAGGGCGGTCAGCGTGCGCGCGGCCGTTGACCAGACCGCGTCGAGCGCATTCACGCCGAAGGTCGCGGCGACGATGACGCCGTTGACGATCGCGCCGACGCTCGCGTCCATGCGCCCGCCGACGAGCGCGGCCGGCAACCGGGTTTGAATATCATCCGCGTCGGCGATCAGGGTGTTGACCTTCGTCACGACTTGCGCGTCGAGATCCAGCCCGCCTGTATCGCTGATCGGCAGGCCGCCCGCGGCATCCGCGGCCGCAGCGGGGAGCGCCGTGCCAGTAAGGCCGCGCGTCGCGCTCCAGGCACTTTCGATCAGCGCGTCATTGAGCCCCGCTGCCCGGAAGCCGATCGTCGGGCCGCGCCACGGCAAGATGCCCGTCGCGACGCCGGTGAACCAGCCGACGCCTTCCGTGTCGTTGTTGATCGAGGCGCCTGCGCTTGCGGGGATCTCGATCGTGTAGATCCCGGAGTCGCCTTGGTCGGTCCAGTCGTAGTCCCCGGCGGTCGTCGGCGTGACCGACGTCACGGTGTACGCGCCGGCCGGCGTCACAAAGTGCCACCGCAGGGCCATGCCGGCCGCGTTGTAGGCGACCGCGCCTTCAATCGACTTGAAGTCTGTGTCGTCGATGAGCGGGAGGAGATTGACAGGGACTTCCGCCAGCGCGACGTCCACGTCCATCCAGAGATCAGGCATACATCCTCACATTTGCGCGTAGGCGTAGTAGGGTTTTCCGCCGCCACCGCTCGCTTCGGTGAACGCCGCGAGCGAGTGATTCGCGCTAACCGAGTTCGTGGTGGTGTAATCCGCGTCCACCGTCTCGCCGCTCGTCAGCTTGTAGCGGTGATACTCGCGCTCGCCTGCCGTCATCGTGAACGCCGTGAAACTGTCGCCAGCCGTCGACCCCCCGTCATTCGAGGCATGGGCGCCACACGCCACCATAAAACCCGCACTCGCCGTCACCGATCCGGCATTCTGTGCGGTCGTGGTGGTCGTGGTGTTCGTGCTGGTGTTGCCGTCTGTGATCGCGCCGGTCGGTGTGAAGGCGGCCGCAATGCCTTGGAAGACGCGATTGATCCCGCTATAGTCGATCGTGATGATCGGATTCCCGGAGGCGGCGTTGATGAAGCGGAAGATCGACGCGCGCCCGCGCGTGCCGTCCGCCACCGTCACCAACGCCGTCCCCCACGATCCATTGATGTCGTCCGAGACGGTCGGCGCGGCGCTCCCGTCCCGTTCACGCAGACACAACACCAGCGTATCGCCGGTGGCGACCCCCGTCAGTTGACACGTTGTCGAGGTGCCAAAGGACTGGTTGTAGCTGTTCTGCGTGTTGAGGGTCGTCATCTAGGGTGTCGTCACAATCTCCACGGTGCAGCCGTACCGCATCCGTGCGACCGTATCGATCTCCCCGCGAATCTGTTGCCCACGCAGGTAGATCAAATTGGTGGAGACGGACGACGCCGGGTTCGTCCCGAGTTCCGGGTCTTCGACATGCCCGCTGATCCACGAGCCCCCGACATACAACCGCCACACGCCCGCCGGGGCATCGAAGCGATACAAGCGATACCGAATCGTGTTCCCCGGCGCGTCGTAATCCGCCGTGTTGACGTCGAGCGTGATCCGCAGATCGCCGACGGCATCCATCGGCACGGTGACACTGCCCGTCTGAAAGGTGCCCTGCCGCTGCTGCTGGCCAAGGGCGGCTACGACCACCACAGACTCCTGCGCGAAGGCGACGGACGACACGAACAGACACACGACGAACGCGAGCGCAAGGGTATAGCGCATAGACACTCTCCTGAGATGTGCGGGAATGCACGCCCCATCCTACGTCGAACATTAACGGACGTCGTCACAAGCCCCCTTTGACCCTGGTGCGCGGTCGTGAGTGTGATCATGGAAAGCAACTCCTTACAAAGACAGCCACTGCATCAGCCTCACCCACCAACGCGGACGCCGACGGCAACGGCCGGTGGCGTCCCCCGCACAAAAGGGTTCGACGGATCGCTGGCCGACGCGGACACCGGCACGCCCCCGACGATCACCTTCGCCGTCATCTTGCCGATGTATTGCCCGCCGAACGGCATGGCGAACAGCACGCCGCTCGTTGCGCCCGTATCGAGCACGCAGTCGCGAGACGCGTTGGCCGGGTCCGTCCAGCGGATGAAGCGCGGATTCACCTGGACGCCGGAGGGCGGCGGCGTGGGCGCCTGATCACAGAGCGCGGCGGACTTCAGGAAGTCGAACGACGAAATCGGGGCGCCGTCCGGCGTCGTCGCGAAGTGCGCCGTGAACGTGTAGTCCGTCGGCAACGGTGTCTGCGCGACCGCGGACGCGGCCACGCACAGACACCCGAAGATCAGCAGCAGCACACGGATCATTCGAAGACTCCTGTTCACGGGGGCTATCACCGGCCCACCCGCATGTTGTGAATGGCGGCCACGCCTTTCGCGCCGCCGCCGACCAGGCCGCCGATGGTGGCTACCTTGTCGAGTGTGGGGCTGCGCTTGGCGAGGCGGTCGAGCAGGAGCGCCAGCGCCGCGTTGATTGCCGCGTTCGTCATGGCGATCCCGCCGCGCCCCATGTCGCCGAAGATCGGATTTCCCTCGCGCGCCCGCCCGCTGGCCAGCGCGCGATCGGTCGTCCATATATCGGCGGCCGCCCCGCCGAGGAGCGCCGGCAGGCCGATCTTGCGGAACGTCGGCTTCCGCTCGGGCGGGGCCGGGTCCTGCTCGAACGAGAGCGTGCTCAGCGGATCGGCCTCGGCGGCGAGGGCTTCCTCGATGAACGGCTGCAGGGCGGCGGGATCAAACCGCTGGCGCGGCATCGCATCATCCAGGAGGACGAGCCCCAGCAGGAGCTCCGGGAGAAGTGTTGCCACTCGGGACCGCGCCTTGGCCCGGCTGCGATTGCGGCGGTGCAGGACAGACGACGTTGAAGCGCTCGGCGGCGACCTTCGGGTTCGAGCAGAGGAGCTCACTCACGACGGCGCGCATCACCGTGAACTCGGTGTAGCGGTGCCACACCCACGCGCCGCCGATGGAGAGCACGGCCACGACGATGAGGAGCGCGAGCGTCCCGCCCGCACCCCACGCGAGCGCCTGGCGGCGCGTGAGCGTTGATCCCTGATCCCTGATCCCTGATGCGTCGGTTAACGGGCCGGTCATTACGGCACACCCCAGCAGTTGATCGAATAGATGTCCGTCGTCGCTGGAGCCGTGCCGTTGGTGACGACGGTGATCGTGGTGGTCGTGGTGACGACGGTCAGGGCCTGCTTGCCGACGACCATGCCGGCCTTGGCCATCGTGACGTTACAGATCGGGGCGGCGGCCCAGGTGCCGTTGAACGTGACGACCCATCCGGAGGCCGGGACGCCGCTCGAACCCATCGTCACGCGCATCGCGGTATCCGAACCGGCGACGGAGGGCGACGTGCCGCAGTTCGATGAACAGGTCGGCGCGACGGCTTGAGTGAAGCCGACCTGCGTGCCGCGTCCGGTCGCGCCACCGGCGGTGACGTAGAAGCGTGTCGTGCCGCCGGTTTGGCCTTCAATGAGGCGTTGTAGGCCAGAGCCAACCGCGGTCTCCGTGCGGTTGATGAACAGATCGGTGTTGGCGGCGGCGCCGGAGGGTTGGTTGTAAGTCGGGAGAATCGCGGTGTTATAGAAGGGCCCTGCCGTCGTGGCGATGTTCACAGACTCGCCTAAGGTCACGAAGGTCGTGTACGTGTTGTGATTAAGGACTGTTCCCGCCGCATTGTAGTAGCCGAGACGAATCGGCGACGCTGAGGTTTGCAACAGTCGCAGGCCGACGAAAATATTTCCTGCGCTACTCGCTTGCGCCCCGAACGTGGTGGCCCGCGCTGTGCCTGTGGCGGCTGTCCGAGAGCCGATCATCCACTCGTTCGCGGTCGTCTGCGCGTCAATCGAGAACGCCTCGAAGTTCGACCCGCTCGTAAATGTGTTCGACACATCAAACCGATTGGCAGACGTATTGAAACCTAGACGCAACCAGTTTGCCGCTTGCCGCACGATACTCGCGTCATTTGCGACTCCCCAATACAGCGCGCCAGCGTCTGTGGTCAGGTAGACGCCGCCACCAGAATCGAGCGCGAACGTCTGAGTGCCATTTATAGAAGCACGAATCGTCGAGGACGCTCCCGTTCCGGTGAAATACCACCCAGTAGAAGGGTTCGCGGCCTGCGCGAGGCTCGGCGCCGCCGCCGAGCCATTGGGCGCGAGCAGTTGCCCCGAGAACGATCCGCCGCCGCTGAACGGGGCAGCGATCGGGATGACGCCCGATCCCGTCTGCTGCGCGACGAGGCTCGCCCCGCCGGCGCTCAGCACCAGCGCGACGAGCGCGCCGACGAGGAACTCAGAAGCGCGAGAACGGCAGGACGGCCACCGATTGCGCAGCCGCCGACGCAATTCCCCAAAGTACATTCGCATTGCGGACCTCGAGACAGAGGCTTTCGTTGTCGGTCATCGGCCAGCCGGTCGCGGTCGTGACCGCCGACGAGACGCCGAGGTAGAGGGTTTGGCCGGGGACGAGCGCCTTCACGCACACGCCGCCGTTGACGTTGCCGCTCGACGTGAGCTGCACCGCCGCGACGCCGACCGTGACGCGATAGGGCGCGGTGACTTGAATCGCCGCCCGATTCGGTTGCGCCAGGAGCGTCTCCGCGGCGAACGGGTTCGGGATCAGGCGCAGCTCGTCATACTCGCCGTCGCCGACGCGCGCATAATCGCCATGCCTCGACGTGCCGGCGAACTCAAACACGCCGATACGCGGCGCCGCGAGATCGCACACCGCCGACACGGCGAGCGCGAGGATCGCCAGCACGATCGGCACGAAGGGACTGCGGAGGCTCTTCATCGGTGACTCCATGACCTGAAGGTGTTGGGTTCGAGCGCGGGGTTCCCACCGAACCGCGCTCGAACCCGACAGGATGGCCCGATCCCGATCAGCCGCCGAACGGCACGACAACGAGGCCCTTGCCCGTGGCCGCACTCGCGGCGGCCGCGTTGTTGTCGCCGGTCGTGATAATGGCCATCGTGGCGTTGGCGTCGACGGTCGCGGTAAAGCCGATCGACGACGCGGCCACGAGCGCCCCGTTGACGGCCGCCCAACAGAAGCCGCGCTGCGAGTCGGCGCCGACCTCGACGACGATCGCGTAAAACGCGAAGTCGGTTCCGTTGCCGGTGTTGTCGGTCAGCGTGCAGATCGCCGTGCCGCCGATCTTGAGTTTGATGTCCTTGGCGTTCGCATTCGCCGCCAAGGTGCCAAACGCCGTGATCTGCATTCCGCGGCCGACCTTGAAGAGCATCTCGTCGTCGAGCGTCACGGAGTTGAGCGTGTTGTCGGTCGACTGGACCGAGGCGCCCACGACCGTGGTCGCATCGACGAGCGCGCCGGGCAGGATCTTCCCGCTCGTGGGATGCGCCAGGCCGAGCGACATCAGGTTCTTGACGGCCGGCTCGTTGGCGATGGACTGCGCATAGGCCGGCGTCGCGAGGGCGAGGGCCGCGACGAACGCCGCGGCGATCGAGCAGGAGCGAAGGATTAGGGTCATGGTCAGGATCTCCCTGTGATTACGAACTACGGTTACTGGTTGTCGGGCCCGAGGCCCTCGTTGTTAGGTCGTCACCGTGAAGGTGTGCCCGACCGAGATGCCGGCGACGACCCACTTGTAGGTGCTGTCCGCCGTGCGAATGCACTCCGCCTCGAGCACGGCGCCGATCATTTCTCCGGCCGTCTGCGCCTTCACGGAGTTCGCCGCCAGGTCGTGCTTGGTGACGAGGTCGCCGGCGTTCGCGCCGGTGAAGCCGATGATCTGGTCCGCCAGGCCCTTGGCCTGGTAGGTCACGCCGAGATACTGCGGCCCGGGTGTCGGCAGCGTGAGCACCACTTCGCCGACCGCGCCGTAGTTCGTGAAGCGCGTGTCCGGCTGATCGCGGAACAGCGAGATCGAGTAGGCCGCGACCTTGTTGATGATGCGGCGCTTGAAGTTCGTCGACATGAGGATCTCCCTCGTTACTGAACTGCGTTAACTACGCCCGCGTTGCTGATGCGGGTGCCTTCGAGGCGGCTGATCGGATCGTGCGAATCGACCGCGATGTCCTGCAGGAGGCCGAGGCGGCGGCGGCGCCGCGACTGCTTCGCCCAGGCTTCCTCGTATTCGAGCTCGTCCGCCACTTGCATCCCGCTCTTGGCGAAGAGGTCGTCCCCTTCTTCCTGGAGCGCGGTGAGGATGTTGGCCGGGCGACACAACCACTGCCAATGCACGAGCGAGACGTGGATATACCCGTCGCGCGCCTGCACGTGCAGATCGCTGTGGTCGCCCAGACCCGCATTGACGGCCGGCCGCTGCCGGCATTTCCGTTCGAGCACGTAGAACGACCCGCCGCGTTCGACGCTCTTCCGCAAGCGGAGATCGGGGTCGAAGGCCTGCAAGATGCCTTCGACGTGCCGAAACTCCGGCTCAAGGCGCAGATGCGGGCGGACGCGCACGTGATCGGTCATCGCTTCTTCGTGCCGCCCGGCTTCGGCTCTTGGGGCCGCGGGGCGCTGGTCTGCGGCGTGTTGGGATCGGGCACCCAGCCCGAGCCGATCGCCGCGGCCGATTCCTGCGACGCGAGGCTCTCGCCGGGATTGACCGGCGCGACCGCCGCGGCGCGCGTTTCGTCGGTGCCGCCGTAGACGCCCTGATCGGGCTTGCCGGAGACGCCGCCCATGACGCCGCCGCTCGGCGTCAGGCCGAGCCCGGGCAGGGACTTGAGGGCGTTCTGCGTGCCGATCACTTCGGCGCTGCGGCCGGCGGCCGTCGGCAGGAGATCGCGGTTGATGCCCTCGACCTTCTCGCCAAACGCCGCGAGTTGTTCCTCGGTGAACGGATCCCAGGTCTCCCGGGGGTCGTGACCGATGATCGTGATCCACGGCACGTACTGCGGCGCGCTCGAATCCTGCGGATTCGGGTTGCGCGTGCCCGGCACGATGTTCCGGCGCTGCAGGTGTTTGGCGACCTGGAACTCGCAGCGGAACTTCGCGTAGCCCGGCACGACGTAGGTCTGCGCATCGAACATGTCCATGATCGGATGGGGTCCGCGGTTGAGGCAGATCACCATCGACGTCGGCTTGAGTTCGGCGCTGTGCTGCGTCTCGGGCGTGAGATCTATCACGTCGGATTGATCGAAACCCCTCGGCAGCTCGTAACTGAGACCCTTCATGTGTGCTCTCCTGCGACGCTGAGCACGGGGCGGGTCGTCAGAGACCCGCCCCGCGTAACCAGACCGTCGCGACTCGTGTATCCGCCGGCGCTTAGGCCGCCTTCACCACGAGCTGATTGACGTCGATGCCCTCGGCGCGCGCGTTCACGTTCGGCCGCTGGCAGTGGAAGTTGTCCTGTATGAAGTAGAAGGCGGTGTACTCGTCGTAATCCGACACCCACTTCAGGACCGAACCCTCTTCGTCCGCCCACTGGCCTTCGTTCTCCACGTAACGAATCCAGGACGACTTGTTGATGCCGAAGAGCATTCGGTAGGGCGCATCGCGATCGGTGAAGATCGGAATGTCGCCATACGTGATGACGCGGCCGCTCGGCTTCTTGGCCGCGGCCGTGCCGCCGTCGGGGCGCATCAGATCGGCGCCCGAATAGCGGCGGTCGGTCTCGAGCAGGACCAGGTAGGCCCGCCGCACCGCGTGCTCGCACGCGAAGAGGTCGAACATCTTGCCGGTCTTGATCGAGATGGCGTCGCACATCTGCTGGATGGCATCCAGCGAGAGCGCGCCGACGCCGGTCGTCACGTAGGAGTTGAGGATCGGATAGGTCGTCCGGCTCAGCCCGTGATACGTGCCGACGAAGGTGCCGTCGTCGATGCCCGCGAGGATGCCCTCGGGCTCCTGGTTGTAGGAGTGCTGCGTCGCCGACTGCGCGATGACGATCTTCGCGTTGTCCGCGACGTCGACGGCATGGTCGACGGTGACGGAGGTCAGCGCCGCCGCGACCCCGGTGATGGTCGCCGTGTCGATGACGTTGTTGCCGGCATCGAGGAAGGCGACATACATGCCGCTCGTGGTGTCGCCGTCGAGGAACCGGCCGCCGCCGAGCGAGCCGGCGACGTTGCCGGGCGCGTCGACTTCGACCGTGGCGTCCGCGACCTGCGCGCCGTTGACCAGCGCGAGGATGCCGGAGCCGTAGCCCCAGACCACGCGGTTGCGGTGGAAGGCCATCGCTTCGATGAGCGCGTCCATTTCCGCGGGGATGACCTGTTTCCAGGAGCCCTTGGAATTACGCGACTGCGCGATGACGTTGCGTTCGAAGCCGACGCGCCCGTAGGTGTTGCGCATCGGGATCGAGAAGTCGGCGAAGACCGAGCGGCCGGCCTGGGGCAGGCGCGCGCGGTTGGCGATCGATCCGACCGACCGATTCCGGCCGATCATGATGGGGACGACCTTCTGCCGGCCCACCCAGGAGTCGTCCTTCACTTCAGATTCCATCCACTGAAGCATCAGGTTTTCGTCGGTGAGCTGGTTGACGATCGCGGGCCCGTAGTCGTCTTTGAACAGCGGGTCCCACTGCGTGGTGTCTGAGCCGGGCATTGGTGCTACTCCGTCGCGCCGTTTAGCCGTTGCGAATGCGTCGGTGCACGTCCGCCAGGTGTTCACGCGTGCCGCGTGCTGGCTGGGTCGCGCCCCCGCCGCCCGCTTGATGCTTCGGGCGCTGTCCGTTGGTTGTGGCCATGCGCTGTTGCTGCGCGGCTTGGACGATGCGAGAGGTCGTGGGATTGACGCCGAGATCCTTGAGGATCTCGCCGGATACCTTCACGGGATCGAGCTTGGCGCCGGCCTCTTTGTAGGCCGCCGCCATCAGGTTCCGATAGGCGCGCTGAATGCCGGGGTTCTGGATCTTCTTCGCACCGACGTTGATGGTGCTGACCCATTCCTTCCGCAGCCCGGCTTCGTCTTTCTGCCGGAGTCCGCCCTCGAGCTGATCGATCCGCGCCAGCGCGGTCTTCAGGGACTTCGCGATCGTGCTATGCGATCGCGAGAGGCTCATGAAGAACTTGCCGGGCGCCGTGTTGGTCTCCCAGAGCTTGGCGAACTCCTCGTCGGTGAGGTTGAACTCATCGGCGAGATCCTTCGCTTCGGCTTTGGTCATCCGATCGGCCCCACGACGGGGCTCGCGATCGTCGTCGTCTCCCCCGCTGCCCTGTACGAGCCGGAGCAGCTTCTCCACATCGCCGCCGCTGCGCGCCAAGAGCGCGTCAAAGCTGCGGACCTTCTGGATGACGTCGTCGGGATCGGTGATCCCTGCCTTCTTGAGCGCCTTCACGAGCGGCCAGGCTTTGCCGAAGCGTCGCTTCAGCTTGTTGTGCGACTGACTCAGCGCCTTGTGGCGCTCTTCGATCGGTCGCGCGTCGTCCTGGTCATCCTCGTCACGCCCGAAGAGCAATTCGTCTTCGTCGTCCTCGGTTCGCGATCCTTCGTGGCCTTCGGCGTCGCCGGCATCCCCGCCCGCGTCGCTCTCACCACCAGTCGCGTCGTCGCCACCGTCGCCGGCCTCGCCGGCATCGCCCGTGGCTTGGGCATCTGCGCCGCCGCCCGCTGCACCGGCGCCGTCGATGACTTGCATCATCTCGGGTGCTGGCGTACCAGCGAACGGATTGAACCTGCGCATAGGTTCGTCCTCCGTCGAAATGGGTCCCAGACAGCGAAAAGGGCGGGACTTCAAGCGGCGCTATGGTCGGCGCCGTCGATGAAGTCCCGCCCTGGAACTTGCTGGGCCCGTGTGAACCTGACGACGTGCCGCGTGGGCAACGCGACCGCGCACGGGAGCAACCCCGTACGCGTTGCCGTCAGAAGTGGTTGCGGTGACTGGATTTGAACCAGTGACAATTCGGTTATGAGCCGAGCGCTCTACCAGGCTGAGCTACACCGCGACAATCTACATAGCGACCTCTAAAGATTTCGAGCTTCCACGTCAGTCTGCACAGCAACGGGCATACCGCCCATCGTCTTTTTTGTGCGGTGAGGGCACCGGCCACACCAGCGCCGTGCGACGTGGGCTCCCAGACCGCGTGGACGACCACGCGACTTGCCGGCCCCTCACCGGCACAAACCCTGACAAACGAAGGTGGTGACGTCCATGTCGCAGCGCGAGCCGGGCGACAATCGCCGCGCAGATGCTCTGAACGTGCCGGTGGAAGGTCTACACCGACGGACCGAACAACCATGTTCGTCACCACTCTTTTGCGCTACACCGGCGCGCCGCCCAGCGGGTCGGGCGGCGGCTCCCCGGGTTGAGGCAACGGCTGTTGCAGCAGGGCCTCGGTAATCTGATCGATCGACGGGCCCGCCGCCATCGGCGGGGCGGGCGCCATCGGCGGCGCGTCGCTGTCGGCGCCGTCCGGCACGAGCACGCCGGCCTGGATGGCCTCATCGAGGGTGCCGCCCTGGCCCGCTTCGCCGGTATCGGGGGTCAACACGCGGGACTGAATCGCTTGGTCGAGCGTGCCGCCGCCGCCGGGCGCGGGCGCGGTGGGCGCGCCGCCGCCCTCGGGTCCGGCGGGCGCGGGTGCGCCGCCCGGGCCAGCCGGCAGCGCCGGCTGCGTCATAATTTGGAGATTGGCGACGTGCTGCACCATCGCGCCGTAGACCGCCGGGTTCTGCTCGGCCAGGATTTCCGCCTCTTCGCTCTTCAGAAACGCCTGCTTCAAATACCGGTGGAGCGTGAGGTTGCTCGTGACCGGGTTGACGGGCCGGATCTGGTCTGGCGTCGTCGCCGCCTTCCAGCGTTCGAGCTCGCGCCCGACCTGTCGGCGGTCGACGTCCCAGGACGGTTTGAGATTCGCGAGGTTCATCTCGACGAGGAGCTTGCCTTGCAGCTCGGGATCCGTCGCCGGCGGCGGTAGGACGCCCAGCGCCAGCGCTTTTTCGAGTTTGAGTTGCTGCAGAACGGGGTTCTTCGGCCACGCGCTCGCGCGCGCGACGACGATATCGATCTGCCCGGTCAGGTCCGCGGCCGCGAACTGCTTGAGCTCCCACTGGCCGTTTTCGCCGCGGATGCGGCGGAAGCGCGGCGACCACGCGGACTGCCGCGCGATCGCGAGCAGCATGAACGACAGGTCCTTCTCGAAGTCGATGAGCGCGCCGAGCGGCGAATGGAACGTCGCCATGCCGCGCTGTTCGAGGATCTCGACCTCGCCGAGCGTCGGATCGCCCTCGGGGCGCTCGCCTTGGAGCACGGAGTTGAGGCCGGAGACCTTCTCCATCTTCGCGTCGAGGTTGTCGAGGCGGGCAAAGAGCGCTTCGGGCGGGTTCTGGCCGCGCGATTCGGTGGGCTTCTGGCCGTCGATCGAGCGATAGCGGACGTTCTCGCCGGGGACGCCGGTGAGCTCGTCGAGGAGGGTGACGGTGTCGGGGATGTACCGCGTCGGCGCGGCGTCGTGCATGATGATCAGCTCGATCATCGCTTCCGTGAGGTTGCGGGACTGCTGGATCGGCACGAGATCATCGGCCGGCGGATGGCCAAAGGCGTTCTGGCCGTCGGTGTCCCACGTGCGGATGAGGAAGTTCTTCATCGGCCGCGGGCTGTCGGGGTTGCCGTCGGTGTAGGGTAGCGGACCGGCGTCGATCAGAGTGTTGGCGAGGTAGACACCGTAGCACCCCTCGGGGAGATTCACCTCATGGTCGACGATCGGGTCGTGCTGCAGGCGGTAGACGACGGGCCCGTCCTGGCCGACCGAGCCGCCGCCGAGGCTGGCGCCGCCCGATTGCGGGCTCGAGAGCCGGCGCATCTCGTCGGCATAGGCGCGGGTCAGCGCGCCATCGGCCCAATTCGCCTTGTTGTTGACGAGATCGGCGAGCCCGGGGTATTTGTCGCCCCACATCCGGAGAATGTCGCTGGGCGTCATCCGGTTGTGCAGGAGGATCCACGGCACGGCTTTGGCGTTCGGGTTGCGGGCCGACGACGGCAAGCTGAACTCGAACGAACTGAGGACCTCGGCGCAAATCTTCCCGATCGGCATCGGCGCGCCCTGCGCGACGCCGTCGACGGTGAAGGGCTCGAAGGCGTTTTCGGTGTCCTGGTTCCCACAGTGCGGGCAGCCGTCGGCGTCCTCGACCTCCATCGGCATCACCTGCGCGTTGCACTCCAAACAGGTGAACATCGCGACGTCCTCGGTGCCGTACTTCTCGTCGCTGTCGTAGTAGAGGACGTAGGCGGCCTTGTCGGTCTTGGTCGCGAGGGAGTTGAGCTGGTGCCGATGGCCTTCGCTGTCGTAGCCGCACTCCTCGCGCAGCACGGGGACGGCGTCCTCGGCGACGTCGGCGGTCGCCTTGTCCTCGTCGCTGTCGGTGCGCGGGCCGTAGACCTGGGCGGGCTCGGACTGGTCGAGGATGGACGTCAGGCCCCGGACCACGATCCGAAACATATTGGTGACGGGGCGCGGCACCCAGGCCGGCAAGCCGCCCTGGTCGGGGTTCTCGGGCCGCGGGACGTAGCGATTGGTGCCGTTATCCCAGATGCACCAGTGATTGTCGCGACCGCCACGGTCGAACCGGAGATTGAGAATATCCTGGCGATCGCGCAACAGCCGCGCGGTGTTGTTCTTCGCGTCGGCGATGCACCGATCCATAAGGATGCGGCCGTGCGCCTGATAGTCGATCTGGCGCGCGGGTGTGGTCGGTTCGGTTGTCGCGCCGGGTCCTGGGGACGCCGGCGCACGGCCTTCTACAGGCCGTTCAGCCGTCGGGTCCATGCGTCAATGCGGCTTTGCCCGGCTGCTTTGACGAGTCGATTTCAGTGACGCCCATCCCGCGGGCGATCGCGGCCATTGTGTTGATCGGGGGTGGAGACGGGGGCGATGCGACGCGGGTGGCGACGCCCTTGGAGACGAGGAGCGCGTCGGCGGTGCGCTCTTCGCGCGCCCGCCAGTAGTCGCGGTCGATGGTGATGGCCTCGATCATGTCTTCGAGGTCAGGGCAGCGGTCGCACGCCGCACGGGGCCGATCCCCATTTAAAAAGCGCTCGAGGCGAGCGCCCGCCGCGAGACCGGCGAAGAACGCGACGAGCGGCACGACGAACTCGATCATCGCTGGTTACACGTCCAAGCGCTGCAGGATCTCCAGGAGACCCTCGTTGTGGGTGCGGACCGTGCGCGTCGAGTCGCGAAAGAGATCGGAGACGCAGTGCTGGCTCGGTGCGTCGCTGTAGTCACCGGTGCCGCTCGATGGCGGGGACGGGCGCAACAGGCCGGCCTGGTCGAGCGCGACGTAGAGCTGTTCGAGGATCTGGCGCTGCTCGCCGAGGGCATGGTCGATCGACTTGCACGCGGTCAGGACGCCGTCGCTGGGATCCTTCGGGCGGTCGGCTTGTAGCGCGCGGCCGGCGCCCTGTGCCGCACGCCTGTTGTAATGGTGATCCGCGGTCGTTCTCGCGACCTCCTCGCCGCGCGCCAGTTCGCGCGCCCGAAGGCGGTCGCTGCCGTCAACCTTGTCCGCCGTAACGAGTTCATCGCCGCGATAGCGCCGGTCCTCGGGGATGCCGTCGCACGCTTGCTCGGGCACGTTCGGGTTCATGTTCTTGTCAAACATTCAGTCCACCTTTCCGAGAAACGCCCAGCGGAGCCGGGCGAGGAATCCCATCTGTTCGAAACGCTCCTGCCGGCGCGCGAGCTCGACGACCTGCCGATCCACGTCGGCGCGAAGCCGTTTGTCCTGCGTATCGACGTAATGCCGCTGCTCGTTCGCGAGCGTCGTCACCACGTGGTGCTGGTGGTCGGCCATCGCGTCGGTGTGCCGGCGCTGCGCGTCGATGCCCTTTTGGAGTTCTGCGGTGCGCGAGAGAGTGAAGGCTTCGACGGCCGCGAACTTCGTCACGACCTCGGCCTGTTGCTGGCCGATCTGCCCGACGCGGTTCTGGCACGAGTCGAGCGCGGACACGACCTCGTTGGTCTTGTCGACGGCGACGCGCGATTCGCGAATCAGTTGGCGGCGGCTGACGTGGCCCGGCGGTGTCAGTGTGTCCATCGATCGCCCGAAAACACGCGCATGGAACGCGCGAGTGGCCTTGAGTCTGCGGCACGACCGGCCCTACCGCCCATCGAAAACTTACCCCTTGGCGATGTTCCCGACGCCGGTCGGCCCGCCGGTGTTGCGCGCGGCGCCGGCGGCCGCGAGCCGCTCGTGGTGGGCCCGCGAGATCGGGTCGAGCCCGGCAAACGGGTCGATCATCTGCGTCCGCGGGATGAACGGCCGGGCCTCGAAGAAGCGGCCAACGTCCTCGTAAGCGTGGTTCTCGCTGAGCTCGTCCTCGACGTCTGGATCTTTGGCATCCCACGGCACTTCGGGCACGGTCCGAATCAGGTCCGGGCAGGCCGTGGTGACGGTCCAGTAGGGCAAGCCGTCCGGGGCGGTCTGCAGGGCGTCGAGCCAGCGCTGGGGGCGGGAGACGCGCGCCGACCGGCCGGCGGCGCCGGGCATCACCATCGCCAGCTTCCCGATCACGTCCTGGTAGACCTCGAAGATGGACTTGGCGATGTTGTTCTCGGCCCGGCTGCCGCGCATCGCCGGGTCGAGGACCAGCCACTCGGGCCGATACCCCTCGCGTTCGAGCACGATGCGGATCATTTGGGCCTGCTCGACGTCGCGGACCCGGGGCATGTAGTACTCGAAGAAGGTCCGCACGTGGCCGCCCGGCAACGCCGCGTGCAGGTGGAACGACCACGGCGCGCCGTAGCCGTAGTCGACCGAGCCGTAGATCAGCGCGCCCTCGGGCGGTTTCCAGTGTTTGTTGGGGATGATGTGCCACGGGATGACCTGGCCGGGTTTCAGGCCGAGCGCCAGCAGCCGCGTGTCATTCGGGCCGACGAGATGGTTCTCGCGCCACACCGAGCCGACGATCATCGAGTCGTTTGCGTCCCAATCGCCCTCGGCGAGCTGCTTCGCCTTGTCACCGCCCAGGGCGTAAATCTGGGCCAAGTAGCGCGGGTCGTGCTGCGCCAGCGCGTAGTTGTCGCGGAAGTAGGCCGGGATGAACTGCCTCGTGAGCATGTCCTCGGGCGGCGTCGGATCGCCGAGCTCTGGTAGCGGCCGCCAAATCTCGAAGGGCCGCGGTTGCGGTCGCCCGCCCAGAGCCACCGGCGTCGGGCGGATGAACCAGCGCTTCAACCAGCCGTGGCCGATGCCGCCCGGGTTCGACGTCAGGCGGACCCGCTTGCGGATGCCGCGGACCGACCGGACGCGGGTGATGAGGTACTTCACCATGAACTCACTGAAATGGCTCGCTTCGTCGATGAACAGCGCGACGACCTGCAGGCCCTGATAGCGATAGACCTCGGATTCGTTGCGGCAATGACAGAACCAGATGATCGAGCCGTTCCAGACGTAGAGCGCGTGGTCCTGGCTGTTGTAGTGCGCGATGTGGTCGGGGACGATCTCGCGGAAGCGGGTGATGACGTTCTTTTTCAGGTCCTCGTGGAAGCGGCGGAAGATGGCGACCTGCACGCCGGGGTGCTCGAGGCAGATGGCCAGGGCCTCGACGATGTCGAACTCGGTCTTGCCGCCGCCGACCGCGCCGCCGTAGAAGAGGATTTCCGCTTTACTGGCGTGCGCCTTGAACTGCTTGGGATGCGGGCGGCACTTCGTGCCGTCGGGATGACATGGCGGCTCGTGCTCGCAAAACCCCTTCGGACTCGTGTACCCCCAGGTGAAGCCTTTCCGGAGCGCGTCGAGCCGGCGCGCGGATCGGGCGCGCTTGCCGCTCATCGCTCGGAGGTCGGATCTCCCGAAGCTCCCTCGATGCCGATGATGACGGCGTTCTTCCGCGGTTCGAACTCAAGCCGCGTCTCGACGTGAAGCGTCGCCTCGTAAGCGTCGCCGCTGCTGTCCACGCTTTCGGCGAGTTTGCGAAGAGTTGGTTCTCCGTATTCAGAATCCCACCATGAGCGATTCGGATTGTTGCTTTCTTCCTGAGCGCGCAGCCGGGCCGCGATCGGGTCGAGCGACCGCGTGTTGTAACCTTCCGAGCCGAAATCCTCAGCAAACTTGTCGGCGAGCGCGTGATGCGCACCGTCATCGAGGTAAACATCGCCCGGCTGTTCGACCGAGCGCGCGGCGCAGATCGCGATGAGCGTGCCGTCGACGACGCGGAGGCGAATCGCCATTAGCGAAACCCCATCCGCTGCCAATCGCGCTCGCGGTTGAACAGTTCACGCCGGCGCCGCCCTTGCTCCTCCGCCGTGACCGGCTTCGATGACATCCGATCGAGCGTCTTCTCCATGCTGAAGCGGAAGTCTCGGCAGCCGGCGGTGTTGAACTCGCAGTCCCGGCAGAACGGGCGATGCGCCCCCATATGGTGTCCGCAGGTGCAGATCATCGAAATCCGGCCTTCCGATAGATCGGCCGCTGATGCGCGTCGTAGAGGATCGGGCGCTCGGACGTCACGACGACGCGCTCGCTCATCGGCGGGGCCTCGTCCTGCTTGAACGTGGTGTCGCAGGTAAGGTTGCCGGGGTGATAGTCCCCCTGCTCCTTCGGCCGGCGTGGCGCGATGGGTTTCTTCATTCGCACGCCTCGCTATCCGGCTGCGCGCGCTCCCAGCCTGGGGCCGGGCGCGTGGACCGACGGCTGCAGCGTGAACGCCGGCGCCCACCACTTCGGCCCGCTCACGTAGTTGAAATGCCGCCCTACTGGGTAGCCGGCGCGTTGAGCCCAATCCTCACGAAACACCGTCCGCCCGAGCCCAAGGTATGTGGCGCCGGCGGGCGGGAATGTCGGCACGACGATCGTCGCGGGCGAGTCGCCAAGGATCGCGTGCCCCCACTTCGATGGGTCGGGGCCTTCGACAAGGGTTAGCTCGTCCCACAGGTAAACCGGGAGTCGCGATCGGTCGATCGCCGGTTTAGAACTGGCGTTTACAGCGTCCGCGTGCAGCTTCGGCCGCATGGACACCCACGCGGCGAGCGTGGCGAGCAGGGTTGCGAAGTGCCGGCGGGTCACTGGAACGCCTCGACTGCTGCTGAACTTGTTCGTGTGACCACAGACTTTGCACACGCGCGACGGCTCTTTATTCATGCAGCCTCATTCGGTCGAGGTACCAGTAAATTAACTTGATAATTTTGAATACTGTTGTCGACCAGATCGCCGGCATCCCCGAACCCGCCCCCGCGCGCGCCGACCGTGCGCAGCTTGCCCAGGAACTCGGCCGACCGCACGCTGCCGCGCATCGCGAGCTGCGTGTGCTTGTCGAGGACCAGATCCCATTCCGTGTCCCGCTCGCGGACCAGCATCGAGCGAAGCCAGGCGAGAAACTCCGGGTCCTGCTTCCATTGCCAGATCGACGTCCGGCTGATGCCGCACTTCTGGGCCATCGCCGTGTCGTTGACCTTCACGTCCCCAACGAGCGAGACCGCATCGCGCAGCAGCCAGAGGTATTTGAGCTGGTCCTCGGTGGGCGTGAAGCCGAGCGCCATCGCGGCGGCGACGTCGGCCGCGGCCGCCGCCGAATCCGGGGCGGTCGTCAAGGCCTCCGATCGTTCAGGATCGTTCAGCGCCGGCGCCGGGTCAGGCGCGACGCTTTTCGCGGGCTTTTTCGTTCGCGTGGCCTTGGACGATCGCTTCCGCGAGCTTGTCGAGCCCTTCGACGTCCGAGCCGTAGCGCGTGATTTCATCCGCAAATACCTCGTGATCGTGGCGCGTCGTCCGGAGTTTCCAGCGCCCGTCCTCGTGTTGGAGCGGGTCGCCGCCGCCGTTGACGGCAATCACTAAGTGCTTCAGCTCGTGATAGATGAGCCATTCTTTGCGGCGGCCATCCAGGAACCGCCACGCAACGGCATCGACCAGCACGAGAAACTCCGGCTCTTCCCCGTTCAGCACGGGTGTGCAGAACCCCGCGATCAGGAACGAGACGAGATGCCGGTGGGCTCCCTGCAACTGCGGCATTCCAATGAACGCCCAGGCTGGGTCCCCGCGGAGCTTCAACTCGATTTGGCTCTCGATACACACAATCCGAGCGCCGACCGTATGTTGCAGTTCGGGATAGAGCTGCACGCGCGGCACCAGGCTCTGAGCCTCGGGGCAGAGCGTGAAGGAATCCGGGAACCACTCCACGATGCGGTTGAGTCTGCCCCACGGAGGGGGCTACCGCCCATCGCGTTGTGTGATGCGCCGACTCCACGGCGCCCACCAGCGTTGTTTCGGGTCGATATTGAGGCTGGGTTGTCGCGGTCGTGATGCCACTTCGTCTTCATCTAGCGTCCCTCCAAGAACAGCACGGGCTTGGCGACCGCTTCAGATGCGCGTGGATAGTCGAGCAGGCCGAGACTGCGCAACGATCCCAGGTTGTTGAAGTACGCGCCCGACGTGGGCGACACGCCGATCGACGTGGCGAGTTCTTCCTTAGCGAGCGCGTTCGGATAGACCGCGATCAGTGCTTCGAGGATCTTCCACTTCGCCGGCGGTAATTTGCTGCGAATCGCCTCATGCAATTCATCGGTGGTCGTGGGCACGTTTTCGACAACGGCGGTGACTCGGCCGTCATCGGTGAGCGCGACGGTCCCGCCAGAGGGGTAGCCAATTAATCCCGCCGTGCGCAGCGCGCCGAGATTATTGAAGTAGGCGCCGCTGGTCGGACTCACGCCGACGATGAGCGCCAGCTGGGTTTTGTCGGCCTCTGGCACGCCGATACCTTCCATGAACGCCAGGCCATTCAGGATTTTCTGCTTTGCGGGCGTGAGGCCTTCGGTGACGTGGCCGTTCGAACCGATGGCTACCGCTTGACGAATCGGTGGTGTTTTCGCATGAACTTGCGGAGCGACCCGCGCAAGCGGAACCCTGATCCCTGATCCCTGTACCTGCTTGACCGGCGCGATCGCCAACCCGTTCAACTTCTCGAGCAGCTTCTTGACGCTGGCCTTGTCGAGAATTTCCGCGACCGTTTCCGCTGCTACGATGCCGACGCCGCGCGTGGATGCGACATAGTCGGCCAGAACGCCTTCGACCAACCGCTTCGCTCGCTGCTCGGCCTCGGTCGCAATTTCCCCAGCCTTCACGTCGATTAGAATCAGCTTCGATTCAATCTTCGAGAGCAGCGCGCGATCGGCATCGGTGAGGGCTGGAACCTGTTTTACTTCCTGTTTTGTACCTGAAAATGAGAGCTCGGCCGTTCGCTCTAACTCCTTGATGCGGCGATCTTTATCAACGATCGCCTTCTTCATCTCCGCCGTCGTGCGTTCCCGATCCGCCGCTTCCGCCGGCAGGTCGGACAGTTGCGGCAGGAGCGCCTTCACCTTGTCGGTCGGCGGTGGGATACGGGCGGCCAGTTGTGATCCGGCTTGCGGGTGCGTCGTCTGCACCGCGCCGACCTTCACCTTCGTGACATCCTTCGAGATGGCCGGGCCGAAGGCGTAGAACTCGCCGTCGTTCAGATCGCGAATCTGCCGGATCGCGTCCTTGCCTTCGAGCCCGAGCTCGGCGCCGCTGCGCTTGATGTCGGCATCCAGGCTGGCGCGCCCGATCAACTTGTTCGCGCACATCGCGGCGGCATCCTTATCGAGTGTCGGCAATCGCTGCGTCGCCAACACGGCGCAGAATCCACGCTTTCGACCGCGGGTGCAGAGCGCCTTGACGGCTGACGCGCTCTCCGCTTCGCCCTTGCCCTTCTCGGGCGCGAACGAATGTGCTTCGTCGATCACCACGAGGACGGGATGCCATAGATGCTTCGGCGCATCGACCATCGCTTCGAGGAAGTAGCGCACGAACTTCACCCGTTGATCGGGATTCAATTCGTAGATGTCGATGATGGCCGAGACGCCGAGCTCCAGCAGCCGTTCCGCCAGTAGCTTCGCCGTGCGGACATCGGCCAACGTGTCGCCGCCCTGCTTGGCCGCCAGGACGTAATCGAACTTCTCACGCAGCGTCGAGAACTCGCCTTCCGGATCGATGACGATCTGCTGGCACATGCCGTGCGATTGTTCGAGCAGCCGGCGCAACAGCCAGGACTTACCGGCACCCGACGTCGCCTGCAGCAACAGCCGCCCGGTCATCAACTTGTCGAGGTCGATCGAAACGCCCGGGCCGATGTTGATCAGTCGCTTCTTCACTTCGACTCCTTGGCGGCCGCCGCCCACATGACACCAGCGCCGAACCCGTCGCCCCATGAACCGGCCTTCGTGATTTCAACCTTCTTGTCACTCATGCGCGTTTCCTCCGGCTCCTGAAGACTCGGCATCGCCTTCCGGGCCTTTGTCGGCTGTCTCGGCGCTACTTCTTGAATCGTGACGACGACTCGCACAGGCTTCGACCATTTGAAACTCGGGGTTGGCTTTGTAGGGAATAGCCCTCCATCGAGTGCTCCGTACAACTGCGCCAATCGGTCTAAGTCCTTATCTATTAGCACCCACATTTTACGCGTCCGTGTCTTCATGCGCGTTTCCGTTCTCCAATCGAATCAATGGACTTCAACTTCGCCTTCGGTCTGAGGCGTCGGCTCCAGGTATAGATCGGCTCCGGGCGAATCCCAAGCATCCGATACGTCGCGCGTTCGTAGTGCCGCGCCCGATCCTCCGACCAGTGCGGGATAAACATGTGGCCGGTACGCCCGGTCAGCCAGTGCCAGAGATTCATACGTGCCTCCGCCCCTGCCCGTCGCGCTCGCGGTAGTCGTCATGATCCAGAAGGCAGCCGGTGAACACGCGAGCCCAGAACCCCATTTAGCGGCCCTCAGCCTTGGCGATGGCGGCTTCGATCTTGTGGCGCATATCGTCGCTGAGCGCTGTGATTGCGGCCGGATAGCACGTCATGAATAACTTGACGGCTTCCAGCAGGTCCGGCGCGGCGGCGATGAGATGCGCGTTGGCTTCGGACAGGTCATCGAGATCAAGGAGCGTGAGGATAGGCTTGTCTACGAAACGCAGATCACACATCTCCACGTCGCCATTTCGGTCACGAGCGGCATCGAAGGCGCGATCGAAGGCTTCACGGTCTATAACGCTCCACAGTTCGCCATCGCCGTACCACTCCCACGGCCCCGGCGTCGGCGCTTGCCGTTCCGGTGCGGCGACCGGGGTATCGTTCCCGACCGCCGCGGCGTCAGCACCCAAATTCTGATCCTTCGTCATGAGACCTTCCTCCGCCACAGGGGTGAATTGTGAATGTGGATCATGGCGCTTTGCTCGTCACTCGTCTATTTCGCCACGGTGTTGCATGTTGACGACGTAATCGATCTCGCGCTGCAGTCTCTCCGCCTTCTGCGTCTCGTGGTGCAACCAGAGGGCATAGAAGGCTCCACAGATCAAGCCGAGAACGACGAGGACGGCGGTGTAGATCATGGGTTACTCCTGTCCGCAGATGTCGAGATACGCTTCAATGAAGGCTTGCGCGACCTGAGGGACGATCGCATTGCCGAATCCAGACAACGCAACCATGTCTCTGGATACCCCATCCGACGGCACCACGCCTGCGGGGTTACTTCGATGCCTCGGCATCCCGCCCACTTTTGCATCGACAGACAATCCTGATTGGCTGTCGCGGTTGGAGTGGCCCACAAAGTAAACCCGAGGGCGCGCATGGTCGTGACCGACACCAACAGCCGGCAGAACCGCCGCCCCGATCTCGTAACCCAAGGCACCCACGTCAGAGCAGAGCCAATCGAACCATTCACGAGCGGGAACCTGTTCGCCAAAGAACACGCGAGGGCGACCTGTATCGATGAGGCGCCGCTGTTCGGGCCACAAATCATCCGCAACCGCTCGGCCTCGAGTCGCGCTCGATAACCGTTGGCAGGGACATGAGAATGTCCAAACAGGTCGGTCGTCCGGCCATCCGGCGAGTCGGAGGGCGTAGCTCCATCCGCAAATTCCGGCAAAGAAATGGCACTGGATGAAGCCGCGCACGTCGGCCGCAGTAACGTCTCGGATGTCGCGCTCGTCAACTTCGCCATCAGCTATCAGTCCCGCCTTAATGAGTTCTCGCAACCACTGCGCTGCGAACGGATCGATCTCGTTGTAGTACGCCGCCATTCGTCACCACAGCCCCCGCTGCACGATCGCGATCGACCTACCTGGCTCTAAGTTCAGTGATGGTGATGCCATATTCAGATTCGATGTGCTTCAACTTCCATTTATATAATTGCGTCCGAAATCCTTTAATTTCTTCGATGACTTGCTTGCCGCCTTTATCGATGTATGAGAAGTCAGCGACGTAATGCCCAATGCGCCAGCCTTTACCGTCCGGCCCCGTTGTACCTGTGGCTCTCCGCTTTCGAGGCGAACGTGATGCCGTGGATCGTGGGTGTGCAAGGGGTAGCGCGGGTTGCAAAATCAACGCGGTGATCTCGCCGGCCTTCACGAGCAGTAAGAGTTCCGCATGAGCGCGGAATACCCGTGGCCCGATTGAGTTCGATGTCGCTGATCCCTTTGTTCGCCAGCAGCCTTGATCAACAAGAGGATGCGCGTGTTCTGGATCGCCTTTCGGCTCGTCTGCGCGTTCTCGATCGCGGCCAACGCGGAGGTTTCCCTGGCTTCGACATGCGGTGAGGGCGCCACGGCTGATGAGCGCGGATCGAAGTGAAAGGCACCCGAGAAGTCGATCTGCGCCTGCTTCATGCGCTCACCGCCTGTCGTGCTCTCGCCTGCCAGCGATAGTGCGTAAACCACCGAACACTTTCCGTTTTTCTGCACCGTCCACAGAGCGCATGTCGGTGATACGTGCGGCGACGGGTACAGCGCGTGCAGAGGCCTCGGCGACGAAGTGCCACACGCTGCGCCGCTTTCTGGGTGTTAGTCCAGGCCATTACGTCCAACCCTTTTTCTTCGGGAACTATATACATGACTACCTCAGATCAGCGGTAAGACGGATTGCATTAAGCGGCTTGCCGCGAGCTCGCAGTAGCGTTCTTCGGATTCAATTCCAACGGCTGCCAGCCCTACGCGCTTGGCCGCTTCCAGCGTCGTCCCAGTGCCGCAAAATGGATCAATGACACCACCATCACCGTAGAGGCCCATCAACCACGCAACATGCTCGTAGCGCCTCGGGCTGGGGTGCGGCAGCTCGCTGTAATCTAGATCGTCGGACGATCCTTCGCCGCGCCCAGTGTGTTGGAGCTTTGTCCGATTGTTTCGCGCCGTCGTTTCACCAGACAGCACATGTCGGCCTGGACGCGATGGCGGGATAGACCCAAACACGTAAGCCACATCCGAACCAACGAGAATCCGACCACGATAGGACGGCCGCGCGTACTTTAACCACGCCACGCGAACAAACGGATAACGCGCCGGAACGCCAGCAATAAATCTCGGATCACTGGAACATCCGAGATGCACCACAAGCCGCGATCCGGTAAGCAGCGCAGCAGCTTCCGCGAAGAGATGCGCCGGATCGACCACGGATGGAAACACCGAGTTGGGCCAGACCGGATCGGTAATACACACGTCGGGCTGCTGCAGCGTCGGTAGGACTTCCCGACAGTCGCCGTGGTAGATCGCGATCCCGTCCTGCTCGTAATACGGTGTCACGATGCCGCCTTCCGTGCGTCGTATTCGTGATCAAAAATCGCTTCGATTTCCTCGTCGGTTTTCCCTGCGGCCTGCATCTCGGCACGGCGGTGTTGCGTGTTAATGGCTTGCTGGATCGCTAAGGGGTCGGCTGGTGGCACCTCTCGTGGTCCGCGTCTTTTACGTAAGCCCCCCGTGGGGGGTTGGGGGGTAATTAGATCAGCAGATGAAGATATAGATAGAAGAGCTTTACCGGATGAAAGCTCCGGTTTAACCGCGGCTTTACCGTGGCTTTTCGGACGACCGCCGAGTTTCCCTTTATCGCTCTGTGACTTACGGAACCTCGCCTGCTTACGCCGCTCTTGATCAACACGCTTATGACATAAACGCCCGTCGCGCACCGTGAAGCACTTGCCGATCTTTTTCCACCAGATTTGCAACCGTGAAAGCCGCGGCTTTCCCTTTAGTAATAACCGTAGATCATCCAGGTTCGCCGGCACGGTCGAATGATTCCAAAGCAGACGGATGATCGCGAAGTAGACCCCCTCCTCTTCATAGGTCATCGGGATCACGTTTAGATCGGTATCCCAATCCTTTGTGTAGAACTGGAACGCGGGCGCCTTCTCGCGAGCCATTTAGGTTTCCGCCTCTCGTTGCCGGTGATGCGCGGTAAAGACTGTCCCGTTCAGCCGCCGCCGTCATCTTCTCACTTGCCGTTTCGGTCGATCGATGGAACCTGCCACGAACGAAACGGCACACACCCCGCAAACCCTGTTCAACTCTCCGCGACTGGCGCGTACTGCTGTGGCGTCAGTCCAAACGTCCATGCCACGGCCTCATGTGCCGTAGACATCCCCGGCGGCACGCGCAGCCAATAGGGCTTTTGTGATCCATCCGTTTCCGGTGTGTTATTGATCACGCGTACCATCACGAGCGGTTCATCATTCGGCACGTCCACGCGATAGAGATCCCCGTAGTCATCAGCATGAATCGGCACGGCCCCGATCTCGCGGATGTAGCGGTCTTCCCCGAAGCGCGTCATCATCACGCGCCGCACTTCGGCGTTCTCTTCGCGCTTAATGTGATCGAGCGTGATCCGGTCCGGCTGCGTGATGACAAACGCCGGCACCAACACGCCATGCCAGAAGTACAAATTCTCAGCGTCGGACTCGATGGCGGGGCCATCTGCGCAGTGCAGACGCGGGCCGTTCGCGGTGCGCTCGACGTGGACCGTCGGCTTGGCGACCCAATACAGCGTGTCCTCGGCCCAGAACAGAAACCACGCACCAGCGACGTACGCCTCAAACAGCGGGCGTGCCCACGGAATGGACCGGCCCGTTTGCTGCGCGCCGATCAGCGTCGTGGCGAGCCACGACAGATCCCACGACCACCACCACGAGCCACGGTGGAGGCACCAGGACGCGAAGCGGCGCAACGCGCCGATCCGAGCGTCCAGAGCGGCCTGAGCGCCCAGAGCGTCCCGAGCGTCCAGAGCGGCCAGAGCGTCCCGAGCGTCCAGAGCGGCCTGAGCGTCCTGAGCGTCCCGAGCGGCCCGAGCGGCCCGAGCGTCCTGAGCGTCCAGAGCGTACCGAGCGTCCAGAGCGGCCTGAGCGGCCTGAGCGTCCAGAGCGGCCTGAGCGGCCTGAGCGTCCTGAGCGGCCTGAGCGTCCTGAGCGGCCCGAGCGTCCCGAGCGGCCCGAGCGTCCCGAGCGTCCTGAGCGTCCAGAGCGTCCCGAGCGTCCAGAGCGGCCTGAGCGGCCTGAGCGTCCAGAGCGGCCTGAGCGGCCTGAGCGTCCTGAGCGGCCTGAGCGTCCTGAGCGGCCCGAGCGTCCCGAGCGGCCCGAGCGTCC